CCGGGTGTTTTAGTTTGCGATATGTAATCGCTATGTTTAACTTTCTAATAAAGTTAATTTTCAAATTCTTTTACCTCCTCACGTACCCCATACGTGTGTTGAGATGTAGGAATTACTATGCAACCGTTGAAGTCGGATCCCACATACCAGACCCATTCGATTGGAGCCTAGGGTTCTTTTCGTTCACATGGGCGCTCCTCAAGTTAGCGAACTGCTACAAGGAGATACACAAGCTGTCAGCTCTTATTAGCTCGTACAGCTACCGATTCAGACTTCACCCAGACCAGACACTCCGCCGTCTGCTGCGAGATCTGGAACTGGGCACGCCCAGCACTAATAAACCTGGCCATTCCCACCCCTTCTCATCCGCATATAGATCATTCGCTAATAAAACCATTGACGAAACTATATTGCGGTACGGCTACCAACCATACTCGATTTCTTCTAGTATTCGGGATAATGGGAAAGGTAACCGCTTTTACTACACTGAGAAGGACTTTGGACTTCCATACCAAAACGACACCTTGGAGGAAGATTCCATTATTACCATGGTAGATGTCGACTATTATTGCGACATGAATGCCTACCTTTCTGTGGGAAAGCCCATTCTCCTCTATACCATTATTCCGGAAAGTGTTGCCTTCCAGGGGCCTGACTATGCCTTCACCATTAAAGATGATGAAATCAGACATCAGGTCAACGGTGGTGCAAAATACTCTCACCGGTTATGGGATTATGAGAGAGACACGGTTTCTGTCTTGACTCCAGACGACACCCTGATAGTTTACGATGTTGAACGCCGTAAACTCCCAGGTGATCCCCACCACCAGCTGGTGTTGTTGGATCCTGTCGTTGCAGTCCCCGCTCCATTTTGGATCCACGTGGAACCTCACCCCCTAACGAGGATGAAGTTTCACATTGGAAATGGCGTAAATTCCATAATGGACCCAGTAAGGGATATCGTTTCTTGTGGCATTGCTGGCAAATTCGTCTGTGCTGATATTCCAGTCAAAACTTACGAAATGGTCAAGTCAATGTTCGTCGAGTCTCCAAAACCTGTGGTAGGCACTCTCGAGCGTCCTCTCTTCAATAAAGAATTGATGGACGCCCCGGAAAAGGCCTCCATTTTGTACCAATGCTTCAAAAGGACTGTTGATTCGCCGCATGAGCATGCATCAACTTCCGAGGCTAGGTCATACCAGGTACTTGGACCCCTCACCCACGAGAACCCAAAGCCAGCCGGCAGACAAGTGCACACACCACTGGTTGACCACCCTGACCTGTACCCCAGCGATTCGTTTAACAATGACCTGGCATCGGTGAAGGGCAGGGTTTTGAAAACCCTGAACCGGAAAGAACCATCTACTAAGTACAAAACTTACAAGAAAGAGTTCATTCAGTTTCTGGTCCCAGATAACATTAAGGGCAAGGGTGTTCCGCTTACCTATGAGGAAGTTGATAATCTTCAGCGCGGCCGGCTACAGCGCAATAGGTTCAAGCAAGCTATCGAGGGAGTTCTTTCTCACGCCAAGTGTAAAATTAAAGCCTTTGTAAAGAAAGAACCGATGGCAGGGATCAAGGATCCCAGGAACATCTCAACCGTCCCCATCGAGCATAACATCATCTTGAGCACGTTCACCTATGCCTTCAAACTGGGTGTCCTATTCAAGCAACGATGGTTTGCTCCTGGACTCATTCCTGCCGACATTGCCCGGCGAGTCCAAGAGGTGGCGAAGAACGGATGCATCTGCCGAGACTTTTCGCGATTCGATGGACATGTTTCCAAATTCTTGGATTCTGTCCCCGATGAAGCGATGGTGCAATGGACGGCGAAACAGTACCGCGGTCAGTTGGTTGACCGGCTACAGAGAGAGAAGGCTTCTCGTGGGATTACTCGTAACGGATTTCTGTATGATCCAGAGTACTCACGACGCTCCGGTAGCCCATGTACGACCAATTCCAATACGGTCATAACCGCGTTCCTCGGTTATTGTGCTGCCCGCGAAAGCGGGTTTAATCCCAAAACGTCATACAGGAAATTGGGATTATACTGTGGTGATGATGGCGTCGACGACCCAACTATTCCCATAGCAGCACATCAGGGAGTCTCAGAAGACGTTGGAATGAAATTAAAAGCATTCAAATGTCAACCAGGCGAACCGGTTGAGTTCTGTTCGCGTGTCTTTATTGACCCGCGCAGCTCACTAGATTCGTATCAATGCGTGGAGCGACAGCTCCGCAAATCACATCTGAGCTTACAACCCCCAAACATAACCGATTCGGAAGCTTGTCACTATAAATACTCCAGCTTCGTTCTTACTGATGCCAAAACTCCAATTTTGGGTTCTCTTGCACGCAAAATGGTTGAGATCAATACTCCCGTTGCCCAACACAAGAAGCCCAAGGCCGAGCGTGCCTATGTTGGAGGGATCTCGATAGTAGCGGGACCGTGGCCACAGGAAGACGAAGGTGCAATCAGAAGGGTTTTCTTGCAACAAACTGCTTGGTCACCTGACATGATTGCACGAGCTGAGGAAGAGATCAGCAAGATCAAGTGTTTGAATTTTGAATTCACTCCACTACCGGTCGAACAGGAATCTTCTTTACCTGGTCAGCTTAATACTGGAGACGTCCTAGTTGATTATAAAGCTGTTGTAGCAAAACGACGCAATAATGCGACAAAGGACCATAGTGATTCGTCAGAGAAGACGACGCCGCCAAAGGAGGACCAGGCCACTGGGTCATACGGAAACCTTCAGGATACCCGTGGAGTACGGCGATCTGAGCCTATCAGGCGCCACCCCGGACATCACAAAGATTTCTCTCGATCCAAGCAAGCACCTAAGTTCTCGCGCACGCGCAGTAGCAATGACGTTCGCCAAATACAAGGTGAGACGTCTCGGCTTCAAATGGACGGGAACGTCCTCGGTTGTACTCAGCGCAGGCGCTCTCGGACTATACTACCAACCCGACGAAGGATCGGTTCTTCCAACCAGCCACTCGGACATGACGTCCAAAACGGTCGAGTCAGGAAGAAATGGCACCATCATCTCCGTGAAGAAACCAATGCAGTCATGGACTGTCCCAACAGGCAGCATCCGGAATCTGCAAGAAGGTTACATTCCCGGTCAGGTCCAAACACCCGGTCACGTCGTGGCAGGAGCAACGTCCTCGAGCTCAGTCGCCACCCCAGGCACACTAGTCATGGAGATCACGTACCACTTCGAGGGTCCGATGGCTCCAGTCGACTTCACCAAAGCCGTGCAGGAAGGCAAACCCCCCAGTCCGGATTTCGACGCCCAGATGAGGGCAGCCATTCTTCGCATGCGGGAACTAGACGTAGAACCCAGGGCAGAGTTTCACGACGCTCTGGACTCAATCTTCTTCCCTCGCTTACAGTCTGGAACACCAACACCCGCAGCCGCCGCTTAGAAACTGCCGTCTGATTCCTATAAACTGACACACCGGAGACCCTGAAAAAGTCTCCTAATACCTCGAGCATAGCGCTCCGCTACGGC